CATCGATGTACGTCTTGTAACAGATCACCAACGCTTTTTGGATAACGCGCGTAAGGCTCAGGCGGTGGTAATCGTCCGTCGTTGCCACGGCGGTCGGATCGTCGTTCAGGTAATAGCCGTTCTTGCCGATAAACGTGCGGTAGAAGATATACCCGGCATCATGCAGGGTGTTCCAAAGGCTGTAGTCATCTTCCGGTTTCTTGCCGTCCGTCAGCCATCCTTCTGCGGCGATGCTTCCGTCACGGACACGGGCGATGGAAATGTTCACCGCACACGTGGCCAGCCTTCCAAGCACCTGGCCGATGGCGGCCGAATAGAACTTGCCGTTGCCAACTTTTCCGTCAGAAGCCAGCACTACCGATACGCTGTCCTGGCTGCCTTCACGCGGCTGGTACAAACCGGTCGTTTCACCGCTCCAGGCCAAAGCCGGAAGCAACACCACGAAGGGGGCGATTTTTTCCAGATAATTGCTTGCCACCTGCTGGGCGGCCGTTACCGCCGTTACCACGTCCGGATCGATACACTTTGTAATCTCCGGCTCATAGTCCGCTCCCGGATTGACATTGATACCGACCAGGCGGATACGTCCGGCGGCGGAATCAATCAACTTTCGGAGTGGTGCGCCATCATCCATCGCACAGATTTCAGTCAGCGTCTTGTCCTCGTCCACAACCAGCAGGTGCAGTTCCGCACCGTCTCCGGCGGCGGTATAAAAGGCCATGATGTCTTTATAAAGCAACGGATTGTTCTCCTTTGTGATGCCGTATTTCTTCAAATCGGAGGTGCCGGCAAGGATATACACTTTGTCAAGTGCCAGCTTGGTATCGACCGCCTTTCCTGAAAGGATCAGCCCGGAGATACCGTCGTCCGACAGGGTGACGGTACCGATATTGCCGTTACCCAGCGTTATATTTACATTTGGTAAACTCATATTAATTGCGTTTTAATAGTTTTCGAACACCTTTCAAACCGAGCAAAAGAGCCAAGAGTGAAAGCGATAGTTTCCCGGTCCGTATCCATGTCTCCTGCCACCAGGTAAGGCGGTTCACTTCCACCTCGACCTTTACTTCTTGCGGCACATAGATGATTGAATCCTTTCCGGGCACATAGATTGTATCGGGTGCGGCTTTCGCCTTGTAGTCCAGCTTCCCGTCTTTGAAGGACAGGTCGGTTTCCATTGTCCTGCCTTTCAATTCCTCCACCTGCCGCATAAGAACCCGGCCTGTGCTGTCACACTCGAACAGGGCGGACATCAGCGCGGAGTCCGGGGAAAGATAGACGGGTACCAGCCTGTCCCTCACGACCGGCTCAGGCACCGGTAGGTTCGCGAGCGTGCCCTTCGACATCTTCGGCCCGGCGCAACTCGCCCAGCACAGGGCAAGCGTTAGTATGATCAGCAAAAGGGCAGCGGTTCGCCTTTTCAACAGCCCGGCGAAGCCGTGCCAGTTCCTTCCGTATCGCATTGATTTCTTTCTTTAATGGTTCGACGACCTGCTCCATCAGGATGGACATCGCTTCTTTGACATTCGCCAATTCGTCGCCGCGCGTGTCCACCTTGGAGGCTTCTACCTGCGCACGAAGGCTGTCGACCTCAGCGTCGTACTTCTTGCGCAGAAGTTTAGCCGTAAGCCACGAGCTTAACGGTGCGGTTATAATTGCGGCCACCAATGAAATGATCTCTAAAGGTCCCATCCTGATTTTACAAGCGTTTTATTCTTTGTTCAACAATTCCCAACCGGCTTCCACATCCGGCATGACCGCCGGAATGCCGTTCTCCACCTCGCTGATGGCGGCGGCAAGGGCGCACATCGTTCCTTTGTCGTCCACGTCCGGGACATACGTCGTCGGTACCTGCATCTCCCGGCATACGCGGGTGATGTAACCGGATGTGTTGTTCTCCGTCCGTGGTGCCCAACGGTTGATGAAGTCTGCAACTGTTTGCAGGCCGTGTTTCCGGCGGTAGTTCTGCAGCAACCTGATTAAAGCGCGGTAACCGTGCGCCATATCCTTGAACTCCTCAAAAGCGTCGTCTTTCTTTGTGCCGGCGGCGATTTCACCTTTCCAGTCGGTAGCATCCGAATTACGGATGTTACCGGGATTGTTATTCCTGATTCCTCTGGGTGCCATGTGCTACCTCCTTAACCGGCTTTCGGTGCCACATAGTCCGACATGACGGCAGCCATCGCGTCTTTCTTCTTCGGCAGTACGATGAAGTAGTGACGGAAGTTTACGAGGCTTCGCTGGTTCAACGGGTCGGTTTTCGCTTCGCTGTAGTACATCTTCGTACTGCCCGATGCCTTGAACACTCGTTTGGTGTGAAAGGCGACGGATGCCTGGTATTCATTCGCTTTAGCCGCAGTACCGAAAGCAACCTTCGTACCGGCCGCCGCGTAAACCGGATTGTCCGAATACTCGTACACCTCAAACCCATACAGGTTGGCAATCTTGCCGGTCGTATAGTTGTAATACTGGTCCTTGAACTTCTGGTCGGTCATCAGCAGGTCGTTCACATGATCCGAACACAACACCAGGCGGCGTCCTTGTACGGGGATTTTCAGTTTGTCGAATTTGTCCTTCAGGGTGATAATGTCCTTCACCTGCAGGCGGCGGCGTCCGCTTTCCCCGTCCACGAGTTCACCGGTTGTTTTCAACACCGGTGTCTTGGCCGCATCCTTGTCCGGTGCCAGTGCATGGATCGCCTTGGCGTATTTCTTCTCCTTGATGGCATCCGCATGGCGTTCCTTCAGGCTGGCCATCTTGTCGTAAGAGGACGCATACAGTTCGTCATCCGTCACCGGGGTCGGCTTGGTCTGGAACTTGTCAAGCGAGAACACCGCGTCATTATCGGTGATTTCCTGTACTTCGAGTGGATAGGTCGTATTATTGACCAATACTTCCGGATCGCCTCCGACATCGATCATGTGAATCACGTCGTTCTCGGCATACTGTGAATAATCAGGCAGACCGTCAAGGAAGGTCGCTACATCCCCGGCGCGAAGTGTTTTAATCAATTCCCCGGTCCACACCTCCGTCAACACTCCTTCGCAAAGTGCGCCGGAAGGCATGAAGGGACCGGCCGCCAATGATACGCCGACGGCGGTAGCGGCTCCGGCCGTGGCCGGTACGCCCACAAGGGCGGCCATCATTACGCCCATCAGTGCGTTAAACAGCAGGGCGGTAATCGCTTTTAATCCGAATTTTGTCTTCATCCGTTCTTTCGTTTTTGTTGATTAATAATTGGGACAGTCCACACCATATTCGGCCTTGTACAGCTTCATGTAGGTGGACTTGTCGTTGTTTCTAAGTTCCATCATCTTATCGGCCGGTACGTCCGACAGCTTCTTGTATTCCGAAGCGGTACCACCACCTGCCGGGCGGATGATGTCCGTCGGCTTCTGCGCCGGGTTCATGGCCTCGAACGTCAGCTTCAGGCTTTCCAGCCCTACCTGCTTGCCGAGTGCGATAAAATGATCCTTTTTCTCCGCCGTGATACGACGCTCGGTAATGGCGCTTTCCACGGCAGCCGTAATACCGGCCAATTGCATTTGCTCCTTTTCCTGTCTCAATTGCTCGTTGGCTGTCTTGTAGCCCAAAAGCACTTCGATCGTGGAAAGGATTTCTGTTTCCGTTGCCGTTTCCGGCAAGCCCAGTTTGAGGGCGATCGCTTTAAAATCCATCTTTTCGTCTGGTTTTTGAGTGTTATTAATAAGCAGCGGGAGGCTTTCCGATTCCTCGCCGGCCGCCAGTTTCAATTCTTTCCCCTCGGCGTTCAATATGAGCGGTAACGCGTTGTCATTGCCACCGATGTCCACCATGCTGACCTCGGTCAGCTTACTGCGGGTGACGGTTGCGCGGTACTGGCCCGGCTTGACAAGTTCCTGGGCGTCGCTGTATTCGAGAACGTCCACATTGGCACTGGCCATACGCAGCGTGCCCTTTTCCCATTGCGCTTTCGCCTGTTTGCTCTCTTCGCGCACTTCATCAAACCAAGGCTCTCCGGTCACACGACCGTCCTCCTTCTTTACGTCTTTGATGCAGCCGATGATCACGCCGCGCCAGTGCATCCAAAGCAGCACGGGGTTCTTCTCGTATTGGGAGATGTCCATGCCCGCCGTACTGATCCAGGTGCCGTAGCAGTTGACCGATTCATCGCTGATTACAATTCGTTTTGCCATTCCTTTTTATCGTTGATATGTCGCAAACTTACACTCCATTAATGGGGTCCAAAAAAATCTCCCCAACTTTTGGGGACTTTTCCCCAAGCATTAAAGGCTTGTCCCCAACCGTTGTGCCGTTTGTTGCTACCGGACGGCTTTCTTTACATTTTTGCCGAAAAACAAACCATTTATCATGGCATTATCAAAAAAGGAACTGGAAAAGACAAAGGAGCTCGCAAGGCTTTATTACCTGAACGGGGACACGCAAAAGCTGGTGGCCGAAAAGGTCGGTGTCTCGCGCGTCACCGTAAACAAGTGGGTGAGCGAAGGAGGGTGGGACGCGCTGCGCACTGCCAAATCCATCACCCGGAAGGAACTGGTCGCAAAAATCATGCGGAAAGCCGACGAACGGCTGGAAAGCGGGGAAATGACTGCGGACGAAATGGCGAAACTGGCGGCCAGCATCGAGAAGATAGACAAACGGACCAACGCGACAACCATCATCGAAGTATTGACTTTGTATAACAACTGGCTGGTATCACGCACCCAGATAGACAAGGAACTGACGGTCGATTTCCTTAAAATGACCAACCGGTACCAGGACACGTTCATCGCGGAACAGGTTTCTGCCGAAAGTCCGGTCCTATAATATAAATGTATATGGCGATACAGCTGAACCAGAAAGAAGCATTAAAGAGGTGGAAACAGCTTTGCGAGACGATCCAGAACTTCTCCACCGTCAACGCTGCCGAGACGAAAGCCGAGCAATTGAAGCGTATCGACCGGGCGCGGAAAGACTACGCCTACTTTGTGGAGTATTATTTTCCGCATTATTGTACGGACAGCGAGACGGGCAAGGTGATCCCGTCAGCGAAGCACCATATCGAGGCGGCAAAGAAGATCTTGAAACGCCGGACACTGAAAGCCGTGTTCAAATGGGCACGCGGGCAGGCCAAATCCACCCACATGGACGTAATGATACCGATGTGGCTCATGGCGCAGAAGCAGCGTGAGATAAATGTCATGGTATTGGTGGGTAAGTCGGAAGATTCCGCCTGCACCCTGCTCGGTGACATACAAGCCGAACTGCAATACAACAAACGCTACACGCACGACTTCGGAACCAAATACAATGCCGGTAATTGGCAGGACGGCGAGTTTGTCACCTCCGACGGCGTGGCCTTCTTCGCCCGTGGTCGTGGCCAGTCGCCGCGTGGCCTCCGTTACCGGAACCGGCGACCGGACTATATCGTTATCGACGACTTGGACGATGACGAACTGTGCGAGAATGACAGCCGGGTGCGCAAAATAACCGAATGGGTGAAAGAAGCCCTTTTCGGGGCGTTCGGTGCCGAAGGCGGGCGGTTTATCATGGTCGGCAACCTGATCAGCAAGTGCAGCGTACTGGCGAACATTGCCGCATCAAAAGGCGTGGAGGTCAGCCAGGTGAATGTCATAGACAAACACGGCAGATCAGCCTGGCCGGAATATTGGACGGCGGAGCGTATAGACGAAAAACGCGAGTTCATGGGATACAGGGCTTTTGAAAAGGAATATATGAACAACCCCATTAAAGAAGGTACCGTATTCCGTAAGGACTGGATCAGGTTCAAAAAAATACTGCCGCTCGATAAGTACGATGAAATTGTCGCCTACTGCGACCCCTCGTTCAAAGGATCGACCAAGAACGACTACAAGGCCATCAAGGTTTGGGGAAAGGTCGGAACGGAACTGCATCTGCTGTTTGCCTTTGTTCGGCAATGCTCCGTAGCCGAGATGGTACGCTGGTTCTACGACCTTCACGAACGGCTGCCGGAAGGGGTGATCTGCAAATACATGATCGAGGCGAATTTCCTGCAGGACACCCTGCTGGATGATTTCGAGGCGGAAGGCAACCTGCGCGGATACCAATTGCCCATACAGGCCGACAAGCGGAAGAAGCCGGACAAGTTCCAGCGTATCGAGGGTATATCCCCGCTATGGGAACGCGGCTTTGTCTTTTACAACGAGGACTTGCAGAACGATCCCGATATGCTGACCGGTATCGAACAGACGCTTTCCATCGAAAAAGGCAGCAGCACGCACGATGACGGTCCCGACGCGGACGAAGGGGCGATCTATGTTTTGCAGAAGCATTCAAGAGTACAGAAGTTTAAACCGAGCATCGGCATACGCCGGTCTCCTAAAAATAGTTGGTAAGACATGAAACAGTTTATTAAAGACATTATCCTGAACTATCGGATCAGGCGTGCCATTAAGTTGGCGGAAGAGTTATCCAAAGTAAGCAAACGGAAATACCTGGTCCTTCAGGTGGCCGGTGTGCCGAAGGTGTATTCCAAACAGGAACTGAAAAAGATGATCGCACAACGCAAGTTCCGAAAAGGTACGACCATCCAGGACTTGGAAAAGCGGGCAATCCTTATAACCGCATAGCCTATGTTCCTGACAGAAGACGATTATATAGTGGCCAGCAGTACCGCGCTCGGCGTATTGCAGCAAAGTTCGGAGGACAAAAGGAATACGGCGGAGCGGATGGCGGTCGAAGAGGTCTCCGGCTACCTGCGCAGCCGGTATGACGTGAAGAAGATATTCGCCGCCACCGGTGGTGAACGCAACGATGTGGTGGTGATGCGTACTTGCGACGTGGCACTCTACCACCTTTCCTCCTGGCTGCCTAACCGGATGGGGCACGAGATCCGGAAAGAACGCTACGAACTGGCATTGAAATGGCTGGAAGGCGTGCAGGCCGGAAAGATAACGCCCGACCTTCCGACCGTAACCGGGGAAGACGGCGAGGAGGATGTGAATAACCCCATGAAGTGGGGTTCGGAGAAAAAGAATACTTATATATGGTAAGCTATGGCAAAAAGAAATAGGAACAACACCGATATGCGGATCGGTAATTTCAACCTGGCATCCGCCCGTGACCGCAAACGTATCCAGTCAATGACCGTTGAACTGAAACTGCAGGCGGATGCGCTCACGCAAAAGGATATGCGCTCCTGGCGTCAGGCGTGGCAAACCGCCATCGACATCGAAAACCCGTGCCGTGGAAGGCTGTACGACATCTACCGGGACGTGGAGGTGGACCTGCACCTTGGCGGTTGCGTGGACCAGCGTAAGGGATTTGTCGAGAAGAAAAGTTTCAAACTGGTGGATGCCAAAGGCAAGCAGGACGATGTGGCCACGCAATTATTGGAAGCCGCCTGGTTTAAGGACATGATCGGCTATATACTGGATTCCCGTTACTGGGGGCATTCCTTGATACAATTGGGGGATATAATCACCGTTGATGGAGAAATGCGTTATACCGGTATCGAAGTGGTCAACCGCAAGCACGTAATCCAGGAGTACGGCGTGATTATCCGGGAACAGGGTGACGAATGGCAAACCGGCATTCCTTACCGCGAAGGACCGATGGCGGACTGGGTGATTGAGGCGGGGAAACCGAAAGATTTGGGCTTATACCTGAAAGCCGCCACGCAGACCATCCCCAAAAAGAACATGCTGGCCTATTGGGACCAGTTCGGGGAAATTTTCGGTATGCCTATCCGTATCGCCAAGACAACGGCACGCGACCCGAAAGACCGGAGCCAGATAGAAAACATGCTTTCCTCAATGGGAGCGGCGGCCTGGGGGCTGTTTCCGGACGGAACCGACATCGACATCAAGGAAACCACGCGGGGCGATGCCTTCAATGTGTACGATAAACGCATCGACCGCGCCAACTCGGAATTATCGAAAGGTATCCTGAACCAAACGATGACTATTGACAACGGCAGCAGCCTTTCCCAGTCAGAAGTCCATCTGGAGGTATTCGAGAACGTGGTGGAAAAGGATGCGGATTTGGTGAAGGACATCGTGAACGACCAACTGCTTCCGCGCATGGTGAAGCACGGCTTTCCGGTAAAGGGACTGCATTTTGAGTGGGATAACTCCATCGACTACACGCCGGAGCAGCAGTTGGAATATGAGAAGATGATCCTTGACCGGTTCGAAGTCGATCCCAAATATCTTATCGACAAATACGGCATACCCATTACCGGGGTGAAGAAACAGCCGGAACAGGCAGCTTTGGCACGCCCTTTTTTCGATTAGGCCCCGCCGATTATGCGGGGCTGCATGGTCGTATCGCCCGGCTGTACAATACAGATTCCATACAGTTGGCCGCCGAAGATTATCCGGACGCCTCCGGCATTGAATCCGCATTCGAAAAGGCGATGAAGTGGCTGCATGGCAAACGCATTTTCGGGGCAGGTATGCTTGGCGAGAAGCCGGTACGCCGGTTGATCGAAGAGACGGCTGCCTACCTCTCGAAAGGTATCGAACGGGGCATTGTGGAGGAACAGCCGTCGGAGGCGATGGTATCCAGCCTCCGGGAAAGTGCCGGGGTATTCTCCGGCTTCAAGACGTTCCACGAAATGAAGGAAGCGGCGGGCCTGTTGCTGGACGAAAAGGGTGGTCTAAAGCCGTTTGAACAGTTTTCAAATGACGTTCAAAAGATAAACGACGCTTATAACAGGCATTACCTGAAAACGGAATATAACTTTACCGTTCAAAGCGCGCAGATGGCCGCACGCTGGGAGGACCAGCAGGACGACGGAGAGGGCCGTTACCTGCTGCAATACCGTACCGCCGGGGATAAAAAAGTGCGTAAGGCTCATCAGGAACTGGAAGGTATCACGCTTCCGGCTTCCGATCCGTTTTGGGACAAGTATTATCCTCCGAACGGTTTTAACTGCCGTTGCACCGTTCAAAAGGTACGTGCCGCCAAATACCCGGCTACCGACGGCAAGGAAGCCATGAAAGCCGGTGACAAGGCGACAGAGGGCAAATACGCCGAGATGTTCCGCTTCAACCCCGGAAAACAACGGGCGGCTTATCCGGCTTACAACTCGTACACGGTAAAAAAGTGTGCCACCTGTAAAAAGAACGGGCTGAAACTGGCGAAGATACCAAGCAACGAACTTTGTGCGGCGTGTCCGATTATCCGGGAGTGCGCCGGTGACATCGCCAAATCACAGGCGGCCATCGAGCGCAAACATTACCTTCGGGAAATGCAGCCGCTACTGAAGAAAAAGGTCACGCTGGAGATGGACGGGAATAAGAAAAGCGTCGGGTTCCGGAAGAACGGGAACGAACACCTGTATAGCGACACGTTCGGGCGGTCGTCGGTTCTAAAGAAAGAGCATCTTTCCATGCTGGATAAGGTGCTGGAAAAAGCGGCCTATGTAAAAACGTCCGATTCGCTCAGCCATGAAAGGAAGGATAAAATCAAACGGTTCTATTACCTGAAGGCGGAGATAGACGGGAAGACGGTTTATTTGAATGTGGCGGAGACGGATTTCGAGAGAGAAAAGGGCAAAATCGTGCATGATTGCTTTTTGTACTCGATTACCGACAAAATAAAATAAACGCACATATTGGCGGCATCTTAGGTTCAGGACCAGGTCTGCCCGCACAATACATACGTTTACACCGCAAATATACAATTAATAATCTAAACCCCAATCTTATGGACACAGATTTTAAGAAAGAAGTCATTGACAGGTCACTGGAGGATATAAAGGTCGAATTCGACGAAGAGTTTGACCGGAATTTTGAGCGCAAAGTTTTTTTCGATGAAGAAGAATGGCCGGAAAGGAAATTCGACGACGGGGTCGGTTCACTCATGCAGCGCACCGGCGGATTACGCGGCAGCATCCGCAGCCGGAAGCGACGGGATGAACTGGTATATTCATCTTCCAAGCCCTACGCCCGTATTCATAACGAGGGTGGAGAGATTCGGGTTACCAAGAAGATGAAAGGCTGGTTCTGGCATAAACTGAAAGAGACGCAAGACCGGTACCAGTATAAAAAAGACGGCGAGAAGCGCAACAACAAGCGGAACCGGCAACTATCCGACAAGGAAGAGTTCTACCGCGCTATGGCCCTAAAGAAAGTCGGCTCGGTTATCCGGATGCCCGAACGACGATTTATCGGCACAGGCCGCACGACTGACCGGATTATCCGCGAGATTACCGAACAGAATTTTGAGGAATATTTAAAACAACATCCAATCATAGACAAATGAGAAAGATTTTATACCGCGAACTAAAGAAACGCCTGTCACGCCTTTTGCTGGCCGACGGTGGCAATATCGTATTCGCATCGGAAGAACGTATCAAGCAGATGGTAGAAGCCGGAGAAACGCCCGATTGCGCCATTAAACATATCGGGTTATGGAACCGGCAGGTGGAGTTCATCGGGCAGGAAGAACACTTTCCCCTTCCCGCCGTTTTCGTCGAGTTCGGAAAAATGTCCTGGCGGCATCAGCAGGGAGGTTTGCAGGATGCCGACCTGACTATCGGGTTACACGTCTTGACGACGGCCATGCCGGAAGGCTACGACGGCGAAGAGTTCCATTTGGATTTATTGGATAAAATCAACCGGTGCCTACACGGTTTCACCGGCGATTATTGGGGAGCGTTCAAGCGGTCGGCATCCATACCTTGCCATGACCACGAAGAAATATTGGATGATACGGAAGTCTATCAAACGCTTTTGTATGATGATTCGGCAGTGAAGAAATTAGTCAAATGGCCGGTGCCGCCTGATATTGACACCCGAATGCGTAAACTCTGATCACCCGAAAAGTGAAAGCTGCAAATCGTCTTTCCGGGCCAGTATCTTCGGATTGGCGGCGGCGTTGATATAGTTATAAAAGGTGTTTTCCGAAATGCCGTAAATAGGATGTATATAACGCCGCCAAATCTCACGGTTCGATAGTCCGGATTTGGCGTATTCGTCATAGATGGCATTCACCTCGATGACGCGTTTTGCGTAGGAACATCCTTTAGGCTTCATATTCTTGCTATTACTTTAATTGCAAAAGTACAAAAAAGTCATTTTCAAAAGAAACAAAAGGCGGGATTGTTTTACACTTCCCGCCTTTTGACAATATTATTCGGTTACTTTCCCGATTCTAACTGTTGTAACCGTTTCAGGTGATAAACTACCGCCTCGAAAAATTCAAGGCTTCTTTTAGCTCCCTGTTTGGACGCTCTGCTTCTTAATCGTGGAACCTGTTCTTTTATTGATTCCGCTGTACCCTCTGCATCTTTGATACATTGAGCTACGCTTGGAACTAAACCTATTTGATCCGTCAATTTTGCCATATTTTAGTCCTCCACTGTCTTTTCATCCTGCAAAAGCCGCTTCATGCTTCTGTCACGCTCGGCTTTACTGGGATAGTTGTCACCATACTTCTTCCAATTATACAGATTAACGTCACTTTTAAACTTAATATGAGGTTGTGGATAATCCATTCTGCGGAGTATCACATAACCAGCCTTACATAATTTTGCCTGATCTGTTGCATTCATAATATTACCTCGTTTAATGTATATTAAAACCTTCTGATTGTTCGCAGAAATCGGCCAACATTTCTACTTTATGCAAAAATTCTTCGGCGGGCGGTTCGACTTTATCCCCTAACAAACTTTTGATCCGGATTTGTTCCCTTTCCGGCTTTTTGTTCCATTCCTCGCGTAATTCTCTTTTTACAGAAACATACCCCCTGAACAGCCTTGCCATGATACGGGCTTCTTCTTGTGTGACCTCAAATCCATCATTACTTACCGGACTTCCGTCCTCTCGGGAACCGTCATAAACGTATTTCCCCGGATCAAATTTAAAATCTCCATAACCAAACAGGTAGCAAGCCCCTGTCTCATTCAGTATGACGGGCCATGTAAATATCATTCCGCTTTTACTATCAACCCCTTCCTTTTTAGGCATTAAATCATATCCCATACTACTATTATTTTAAAATTGTTTCAATATCGGATAGAACACTCTCCAAGTGTTCAAGCTCATCAATGTATTTCATTCGTAGATTCTCCTGCCTTTCTGTAGCTTCTCCTCCTTCATGGATGTCTTCATATTTGTCATGCTTTCGCTTGATTTTTGTATGGGCGTCCTTGAAGAAGGGGAATAGTATCTTACATTCTTCTTTCGTTATACACACCGTCATTTCGTATGCATAATTAGAAGACATCCTGGTGTAATCTATATAGCTCATTTCTATTTAAATTTGAATAAGACAAAGGCCGGTAACTCCGGCCCTGTCCTTATTAAACTTCTTCCACATAAATCCCCACCAACGCCGACAAATCCTGATAAACCGCCTGCCCGGTATCACGGGTGCAATGATAGGTTATACCGTTCTGTGAATAATACTTGCCGGAGAACAACTCCATGTTATTGTTGTACGGTATCGGATCGTCCTGAGTCCCGGCGTGGTCCTCGTTGATTTCTTCGTAAAGAGAGGCGATATCAATGCCGGGAGGTTGGTTCTTCAGAACAGTTGCTATGTCCTGACGCACCCGGTAGAGATGGCCGTCGTATTGGACGCGGAACTTTGCCTTCAGCGGTTTACCGATGAAATCATTCCATTCCGGATGCAGTTCTTTCACGGTAAGCGCGTCGGCATTTGCAAGGTCGGTATTGTTGATGGTCATACGGGCGAAAAGGACGGCCTGT